GGAGCTTCGACTCGCTTCCAGAGTTCTTTGAAGTCATCCTCTTTCACCTTATTACGCAGAATTACTGCACTATTATTTGCACGACCGCGCTGCGGGTTGAGTTCCCACCAATTACCCGCCTTGGATGCAAGCATAGATTCATCATCCATGCTAAACAGACTAATCAGGGCAGCACGCCGGATACCTCCAGCAAGAACAGCGTCAGCAATATAGCAAAGTATATCATGACATTGAAGGGTGGTAAGACGATCTCCTTCTGTAACAGAGTCCAGAATCTTCTTAACATTATGAACACAATCCTTTAGTGGTTGTGGGCCGGGCGCTTTGCCTCCACTGGTAACAAGCTCTGCACCCTTAGCACGAATATCGCTGAAGTCAAATACCGGCTGTGACTTGCCATAGAAGTATGCCTCTACAAGAACCTTTACAGCATCGGCCCAACCTTCGATGCTATCACCAACAAGAAAGCGACGGCTGCGAGAAAGAGGATGGCGAATAGGGGGAAGTTTTTCAACGTGATGTCTTTGCACAGAATACCCAACACCAGTGCCCCCAAGTAGCAAAAACATAGATTCGCTAAAAGCAGCAGGATGATCGATAGGAAGATATGCACAATTGTAAATCCGGTTAGGAGCAAGCTCAATAGGACGCCCTGCAAACTGCATAGAGCGCATGGAGGGCAGAATCTTCTTGTTATATACAAAGTTCTGGTAGATCTGTTCGATCCTATCAGAAAGCTGTGGATACTTCTTTTGGTGCATCTCTTTGTTACGTGTTACTAGTTCCTTCCATGTTTCACGCCGTTTGAGACTGGGCACATACTTGCGATACTTCATGTATGAGGTTAGCTCCGACAACACTTGTACTGAATTACTCATCTGCATCCTTATTATTAGTTTTAATTAGAAAAGATTTTACTTCTTCTTCCCATTCCTTCTCTTTATCTTCTTGCACAATGCGCTTGCGGACTGCACGAGTGTATTGTTGTTCCTCGCTCTCGGTACGTTTAGGGATTTTATTTAGCTTCACACAACGCTCCGTTCGCTATTCGCTACGCTCATACTTCCTCATTATCCTCTTCAAACCAATCAAACAGTTTATCTTGATGCAAGTCAATGATATCTTCAAACCTGTCAACGATGTCCTCACTACGGAGATCTAGGACCTCCAGTAGTGTGACCTCATCCAGCTTCTTTAGTTTGTCCAGCAGGTCTTGCCAAGTCATATTTATATTATGCTCCCATGCCTTGGACACGAACTTCTCCTGCCTTAATATAGGCTTCCAAAAGTTTATATGTTTCCGTTCTGCTCACGCCTTTATACAGCAATTCCATAACAGCATCATGCATTGCTTCTGTTTCTTCACGAGGAAGAACAACAAAATCAGAACATTTATAATCTGACATTGTTAACTCACCAGTTCAATCTTCTTATCCTGACCAGCCGTCTGCTGTTGTAGTGCATATGCATTAAGTAGTGTGCCGTACTGATGTTCAAACTTAATGTTATCAATCACTGCAAACACAAGTACAGTGGGAATCTGCTCTTCGCTGGACCATTGTAGCAGGCCAACAATGTTCTTGTTAAGTTCGTTCAACTTTTCTTCACTAATTGTAATATTACTCATGCTTCACTCTCTTTCGTTCGTTCGCCGTTCTCTTCAATCACGACTTGGTTAATATCAAATTGATTTGTTTGGATACAATACAAAACATACCTAAGACCATCAATCTTTCCATAATAACGATCTATATCGTAAGGATGAAAATCTTCAAAATCTTTCATATGTTTAACTAGTTTTTCTATTTGTGTTTTGAGCCACTCAACCAACTCCACACGATCAATGTCAAGCTGCGGATTCTGTGTTTCCATCTACATACTCCAAATCATCAAAGTTGCCAATAATGCGTGTGTAGTACGCAGTTTGATCTACAGCATTTCTGCACTGACAGCTTACATACTGCCCTTCATATTTACTTTGCAAGATATCTTTGCACTTTTTGCATTGATACTTTGCAGGTATAAATACTGTGAATGTCCTGTCCACCATCAGTCTAAGCTACTACACTCAGCCCCACACTTTGGACAGCGGCCATTATCCATTTTAGTATAATGTGCCCACCATTTACATCTTGTACATTCAACGTATCCCATTTAGCCAACATCCGGAATCCGCAGTTTGGTGCGCTGCACTTCCATCTCAAACACATCAGACATCATGTACTCATCACGAAAGTTATCCAGTACAAAATGAATGTATTCCTTCTGTGTGCCTACATAAACTGCGTCGCTCGGATCTTCCGTCTCAAGACCAGTGTCCTTATCAATAAACATGCTCAGTTCCCTTCGCTATTCGCGTTGCTCATATCAGTTGTATCCTCGCTCATCAATTGCATCTTGCAAAACGTCCATAGATTGCTTTTTACTCTGCAACATCAAGTTTAAGCTCAATATCATCTCGACTAGTGTAGCTGGAGATAAACTGTTTAACACGTCCATCGACAGCTTCCCAGAATTCAGGTCGGAGATCATGCTCATAATTCGCTTTTGCCGATGTGACATAATCCTCCAATTTGTGTAGTGTATCAATGTGTGCTGGAATCAGCGGGCTATCATTAATCAAGCTTCTCTCCCTTTGTAATACGATTCAAGTACCAAACGGCCTTTTCCAATGATTCATTGCCACCCTTATGACGCTCACGCCAACTATATTTGAGCGCATTCCCTTTGCAATATCCACGAAACTCTTCCGGAGTAAGTGCCGCTTCGATTGCATCAATACATTCGATAGTGGAATGCTCATGCAAGTAATGCTTAGGGTTATTTACATTATCTTGTGGAGGATTCTTAGTAAACAATCCTTGAAAGTCTCCCGGCTTGTAGTATTCTGTCATTCTGATGGGTTTCCTAGAAGTAGTGCAAGTTCGCGGCATTTAGCCTGATCTGGCAAAGGGCCCTTTCCGATCCCTGCCAACATCAAGAAGTTTTCTACCTTTGTGCGACGATTAAGGAAATCATTAACCCAGCTCGGGAGTTCTCCCTCACTATTCGTTTCACTCATGCTCGTCAAATGCCTGTATATGGTACTTTGTTAATAGTCTTCTCAGACTTACGGCTACGAGACCACTTACCACAATCATTGCAGCGGAATCGAGTGTATGTACCAAGTGCAGTGTGCGCCTTACCTCGCTTTGTAAGGTGACTACCGCCACAGACAGGGCACATTGCAGTCTCTACTTCCGCATACAAGCCAACATTAGGATGATTCTTGATCCAAGGGCGCAATTTGTTGTAAAGTTTCTCAAGAAGTACGACATCTTGGATATTGTACTTTTCCATAGTTGCCCAGCACTCTTGATTACCTTCCATGCAACCGATCCAAAGATCATGCCCTTTATGTTCAAGCTTCTGGCCAAGACCTAGCACTCGTGAAACATAGTCTAGTTTGTTAGAAGGGAACCGGAACTGCCCTCGCGTGGTGCGTAGCAAATCAATCTGTTTGTAACTTGATGGTGGGGTAAGTCCTACTGAAATAAACTCCTGATTGAGTGTTGGAATGTCGAATTTCGTACCATTATAGTGAACGACAGCATCCGCTTCATCCAACAAGTAATAGATAGAACGCAACATTTCATAACGATCTGTAACATTCAGTGAACTAAACCGAATTTCCTCCTCTCCCAACCATTTTGCAGACCAACAAAGTGTATAACCCGGCTTGATAATCTGGTTAATTGCTACATTTTGATCCCAAATTCCCCAACAATGTACTAGGTGAGGTGCAGTTTCGATGTCTAAAAAAAGGATCTTGATAGTTTTCTCCTTAGTTTAGACTAAAACTCTGTTGTGGATCATCAAACTCTTCCTCTTCATCAGAGCCTTCTACAGCGATCGCCCCTTCTTGCAAAAGAAAGTTGACTCCGATGGCGAAGAAATATTGGAATTCCTCCGCTGTTACGTTAGCACTAAACTCATAATTGCCGTCTTCAGTTTCAATAATCTTTTTGATTAGCAATTTTAACTCTCTTTCTTATTGTTATTGTCTTCTTGCAGCCAACCAAGAATCGTTTCTTTATCTTTAATGTCGCAGCTCTTGAACCCCTGCTTCTCAGCCCACTCTGCATGACTCATCTTTGTGCCCGGAACTTTTTTAGAGCTTGAATCAAAGACGAAGCGAAGATCAAGCGACGGATGCTGCTCTTTAACAAGTTGGTATTTGTGCCTCTCATCATAATCTCTGAGAAGCCCCTTAACTTCAATGTTAAGCTTCAGAGGACTGAAATCAATTAGATATGTGTGATTGGACTCTGGCACGACATATTTGATCTTCTTGACTTCATACTCTTGTTCAATACCTGCCTCTTCTAGAATAGCTGCAAAGCGTTCTTCGAGCTTCGAACGCATACCACTTTCGCGCAGTCCACCGTTCTTACGCATCACTACCTTCACTCTGGTCTTGTAGCAGACCAAACAATACTTCCAGCTCTTTGTTTATATCGTCTCTAATATCCTCAGGGGATCTGTGTCGAAACCATCCATTATATGTAGTGCATCTAGATTCTTCTTCGTATAGATCCAGAAGACCTTCAAATTTATGTCTCAGACTACTAATGTCCCATTCATCCATTAGTTTTTTCTTCTTGTTCTACTTCATTGACCTCTTGTGGAAGTAGCGCTGCGAACTCTTCTTTCAATTCTTGCAACTTTGTAAGGAACTCTTCTTTTGACATCATCGTGTGGTCTTTTCCTTCGTAGTATAGTTGGTATGGCTGTGTCCAGATTCGGAGCAGGTTGTAATTGAGACAGAAACGAAGATCATTATCATAAATGCTCTGCACATATTCTGACCACTCATGTGGTTCTAATTGTTGTAGTCGTTGGGTTGCCTTTACTTCCCCAAGACCCTTGATGCCTTGCACATTATCTACTGTATCTCCTACAATCATTTGCTTCCAGAAATTGAACTGGCTTGCG